CCCATCCTCTGCATCTCGGTATACTAGTGCATTACCAGTAGCCACTAGTAACTTAAGTGCCTCAAAGATAGGTACTCTAAGAGCCTCTCTTTCAATCTGGGATGCTAAACCTCGTTCTAAATCCGCTAACTTTTCTTGTATCTGAGCCATAGAGCCTGGTTGACTAGCTTCAATTTCTTGCATAGCTATTTTATCAGGTACGAATCTAAAAAAGGGTGCATTAGGAGGCAACAAACTTAATAGTAATTTACTAGCTAAGTTATTAGTTGCTCGAGCGCCTAATGATTGGTAAGGGGTAGAGAGTGTTGCTTCTTCTGTATGCGCTGTATCAACAAGTAGTGAAGGAATAGTAAGCTCAGTACATTGTTTTGCTCTATCGATTACAGCGGTTCTCTCACTGTCTAGCTTAGTCCAACGGGTTTTTAAGCTTATTCTATCCATTTCCATAATTATGCACCTGTATTAACTGCAGCCTTTGCACCAGTTTTAGTTAATGGAATCTGCAAGCGTTTTTTACCCGTTGCCAGTGTCTTTAATTTCTTACGGCCTGCTTCATCAGAACCACCTGCTTTAAAGGTTGCTTCCTCTGCAGGTGCAGTAGGTATAGTAGGTTCTGGTACTGATGGCGTTTTTGAGCTAAATAATCCGCCCACATTATTCTCCTTGATCTTTTAATATAATAAGGTGCCGTATTAATTCTACCACACCATGTTGTTTCCCTTGTTCATATGAAGATAATTCTCGAGTTATTATCTTATCGGGATATGCCTCTTCTAATTGCCTTAATAAGTCTAAGGTCTTTGGGGGTAAGTATTCCATAAATCCTCTAGGTTCTTAGTGCTTCGAGTTCCTCACTAAGATGTACTGTTAAATCAGTCCTATACCGACACCTTAAGCTGTATACGATATAGGCTACTATTGTATTATTCCCAGACAATGTCGCCAGTCATACCAACGGCACTATAGTCCGTCACGGTCTTCTCAAAGAAGTTTGACATACTATCACCACTGGTTAATTCTTCGACCCACGGTAAAGGATTTTCCTTAATACCGAAGTTACCTCTGAGACCCATTTGTATTAAACGCCTGTCTGCCAAGTAGCGAATATACGTCTTAACTTCATCTTTATCGAGGCCTTCAACATCACCAGCCGTGTATGCAAGATCAATAACCTTATCTTCCAACTCAACAATCTGCCTCGCCATTTCATAAACTTCTTTTTTAAAGTTGTCATTAACAATTCTCCCATGTTCATTACAAAACTCTCTAAATAAACGTGACATACCCTCTGTGTGTAATGTCTCATCTCTAATTGACCACTCGATGACGGTGTTCATACCCTTCATCTTACCCATACGTTGATAGTTTAATAGCATAACGAATGCACTGAATAGACTTACACCTTCATTGAACACGGTTAAAGCTAATGACTTAGCTGTTCCATGTATTGAGTGTACATCAGCATCCTTCATGAATTCTACTTTCTCAGCTAAAGCATCATACTCTAAGAATGTACTATACTCTTTCTCATGTAATCCTAATGTATCATTAAGTAATGCATAAGCTCTCGCATGAATACCTTCCCTAGCTGCGAATGACATTAGCATCATACGCACCTCGTTATTCAAGAACTTAGGTATATAGTAGTTGCAGTAGTTACCTGCTACCACTACATCAGACTGAGTGAATAACCGAAGTATCTGAGTGATATGATTCTTCTCTGACTCTGATAGGGTGCCATCTTTCCACTGTGTTACATCATCACTAAGGTTAATCTCTTTCTCAGTCCAATGTAAATCTTCATGTTGCTCTGCATACTCTACAGCCCAAGCATGCTTAAATGGTTTATAAACTTTACTCTCTTCTAATAACATATATTACCCCTGACAAGCTAAACACTCATCTTCCTCCATAAAGTCTTTTAATGCTACACGTACTACGCTTTTACCAAGATTCTCAGCACTAGATGTTGCACTAGTACGTAGGTAATATAAACCTTTAAGTTTCCCTTTCCAAGCCTTAATATGTACAGTATTAACATAGTTCTTATCCGAGCCCGCAGGAAAGAATAAGTTTACTGATTGCCCTTGACAGATATACTCTTGTCTATCTGCGGCATGTTGTACTACCCAATGTTGGTCTAATTCAAATGCAGTTTTAAATACATCCTTATCCCAATCTGATAGGTATTCTAAATGTTGAACACTACCTTGATGATGTCCTATGCCTCGCCACTCCTTAACTAACCACTCCTCATCCTTACCAAGACGTAGACGTTGCTCTTCCATTAAAGCTTCCAAATATTTGTTCTTAATTAAATGAGAACCAATACGTGTCTTATGTACAAAGCTATTCGACTTAATAGGTTCAATACTGGGGGATGTCCCTAATATCATACCGCTGTTAGCATTAGGTGCTATAGCTAGTAAGTGTGAATTACGTCTGCCACTACCCTCACCATCTAAATACTCACCTCGTTCCTCCGCTAAAACCTTGGTTGCTGCAACAGCTTGCTCTTTAATTAATGAGAACATCTGTTTGTTACGACCAATGGCTAATGCTGATTCCCATGGTATACCTTTAGACTGTAGGAATGCATGGAAACCCATAGCACCTAAACCTAGAGAACGTTCTCTCGTGGCCGACAATATAGCTTTACGCATGTAAGAAGATGGAGCATCCTTTATGAAACAGGTTAGTACATTATCTAACATAGTAATTAAATCAGCTACTAATGAGGTATCTTTCCACTCATCAAATTTTTCAAGATTAACACTAGAAAGACAACATACTGCTGTTCTCTCTGCATCAGTAGGTAAATGTATTTCATTACATAGATTACTACCTTTAATCTCAAGGCCTTTATCTTTAAGTTCCTGAGGTAACTTACGGTTAGCCTCATCAATAAAGTTAAGGTAAGGTTCCCCAGTTCTAAAGCGTGTTTCTAAGATACGGTCCCATAGTTCCCTAGCGTTTACTGATTCTCTGTAACCACCATCGTGAGGATCAACAAGATTCCAATAACCACCACTAATGACACGATTAATAAAATCATCGGTAATATTAAGAGCATTATTAATGTTAAAGCACTTACGGTTACTATCACCCCCCGTAGGAATACGTATATTGAGGAATTCAACCACATCTGGATGACTGATGTCCATGTATGCTGCATAACTTCCCTTCCTAGTCTTACCTTGTTTGTATGCTGTCATCGCTGAGTCAGCCACTTTAATA